GACTGGGGAAAGCTCAAAGATTATTTGACGAATGACGGAGAGCTGATGGCCAGGATCATCGCAGGAGACTACGCTAGCTTCGACAAGAGTATGGCGAGTGTCGTAATCAGAGCAGCATTTGAAGTACTGATCCGACTGAACATTTCAACTGGAAACTTCTCAGAGCGTGATATTCAAATCATGCGAGGAATCCAAACTGATCTGTCTTTTCCGGTGACATCGTACAGTAACAATGTGCTGCAGATGTATGGAGGAAATTCTTCGGGACATCCTCTGACACTCATCATCAACTCAATTGCCAACAGTCTTTACATGCGTCTCGCTTTTAAGGAGATTGCCCCTGAACTACCTCTTGAGGAGTTTAGGGAATATGTAAGACTCATGACGATGGGAGATGATCACATCATGTCGAGTAGATTGGACGCTTTCAACCACACTGCTATTGCGCAAGCTCTAGGCAGAATGGGAATTAAGTACACTATGGCTGACAAAGAGTCAAAAAGTGTGCCGTTCATCAACCTTCGTGATGCTGACTTTCTCAAACGCACCTTCCGAGAACTGGACGGAGTAACCGTAGCACCTCTTGCTTTGGAAAGTACCTTTAAGAGTCTGATTTCGTGTCAGGCTCGAGGGAATATAACCAAGGAACAGCAAAGTGCTGAGGCTTACTTGTCTGCTCGTAGGGAGTGGGCTCTACATGGCGAAGAAAAGTTCAATGAACTAGTAGCTAAAGTAGATCCTATCATGCGTGGCAATGAAGCTATCCTCCTCAATCTCACGTCCAAACATGCGTGGGATTGGCGGCGAACCTTCGACTGGGTCGTGGGGCGATCAGACGAAGAGGAGGAACAGGAGATCCCTGTAGACATGTCAGCAATGGACGCCCCTCCGGCGAACTCTGACATTGTTTACACAGGAGAAGATGAAGTTGACGAAGCCACTGTTCCAGAAGACCTTTGGGTCAATGATTTGGACTTTTGGTTTGACGATCAACCAGATGACGAGTATGAGAGCGATACGTACTTGAGTGACGCAGAGGAACCATTATTTCAAGGGTTGAGCTCTGGTCACATTTTTACGCGCGAGTACACTCTGCCTGATGACCTTTTTGCTGCAGATTCCGTTTCGATGGATTTTCAGTCATTTGATAGTTACAGGCAAAGAGTAGTGGACTTTTATCACTCTACTCCCATTGTTGTTTTGCGAGGTATTGCCACTGGATACTGTGTGTTTTATGGATTACTTGTGGTCCAACTTCCAGTAGCAGGCGTGTATGACAACGGTTTTTCTATTAGGGAATGGAGCTGGACTCCACCTGATACGAACCTCGTTTTCAGTTTGCGTCACTTCGCACAACGGTCGCTTATCGGTCCCATTTTTGAGGAGATTGTAAAGCGGCAGACAGGAGCATTTTTAGCAATGATCATGAATAAATACCGCGAACCAGCTCGACGACAAGTCGTTCTATGGACAGGTAGATATGCATTGGCGTTCGCTACGGCGGAGTGCTTCCTTTACGTAATGGGTGGAATTCCTGTTTATCTTCGGGTAACTCAGATTTACACTCACTACGTCTGGGCTCAGTTGCCATTGGCACAGGGCATCCTTGGACATCTTATGTTCAATGAACTTACTCTCTATTTCGAGTGTTTCGTCGCGCTTGTACTGTACAGAGTAAACTAGTCGTCTCCTAGCAAATGTAG